TTCACACGCTCAATAAGACGTTTCTGTCTTTGTCTGAAGGCTAAATTATTATCATACTTATTATGACATTCCCTGCATAATCCAACGATATTTAAGGGATTGGTATAGTGTTCCGGGTACATACTCTTAGGAACAAGATGTGCAGCGTCCGACATTGGTCTACCACAAATTGCACAATATGGAGGTAAGTTCTTCTTTATTGCAGCAACCTCTCTATTCAACTGTACTTGTTTCCTGCTTATCTGTCTCATGTCCAAATAAATTAGTATTACGGTGTTTTTGAATCAATCTTTCAACACGGTCTATTTCACTATCAATAAGTTTTTCTTGTTTTTTGCAGGTACGTAAAGTACCAGAGGAACGAATACGGAAATATTCCTTTTGCAGACGACGAAGTTTTACGACCTCATCATAAAATTGTTTTGCATTCATATAGTGACAGGTTGTTAATTTAGAATTAAAAGCCCCGAAGCGCATTCTACGAGATATTGCATATAATTCTCATGCAGTTCAGTAGTGCTGCTCACTTGATAACATCGGGGATACTATCCGCATGCGCATTACAGAAATAACCATTTGTAACCAAACAATTTCATATCCCCTTTCCAACACAAGTTTGTGGGAACAGGTGGATTCGAACCACCGACCACCGTTTGTGGTGCTCTCCCGTTAAGCTAAGAGTATATCTTGAGAGACTCGAACTCCCAACCTTCCACCACACACGGCGCTCTATCCGCTGAGCTACATTCCCTCATTTACCTGCCATATCTTCACAGACCGGGCAGGCTGGTTAACAAAGTTATTTTTCGTGAACCTTCGCATGGCACTCTTCACAAAGAGTTACCAAACAATCCAAATGTTCCAATTCATGTCCGACAATAGACATACCGCCTATCTGATAGGTTTTATGATGAATCTCCAGATTATAGGTCTTGCCGCACATCTGGCAACGGTGTCCGTCACGAACACGAACCTTACGTTTTACTTCTTCCCAATAGGGGTTATTCTTCAAACTCGTCTGATACTTCGACGGCCTTCCTTTCTTGTACTTCAGTCTCGTCATTGTTTTCCTCTTTCCTCCATGGACTTTCTTCAATCGAAACTCTGTGCCACTCATGGCGTTGTATAGGAACTGTCTCACCGCTATCTTCATCAAGGAAGTCCTCAATCCAATGTTCCAACCAGACATCCTGACCATCCTCTTCCCAGACCTCTACAATATCCTCTCCTTTACCAAACTTGCGAAGATTCTTACGAGTATCCTTAACTTCAATATCCGGTAATTCATACCCAAGGGATTTAAATGCTTCCTGATTCATTTCACCCGAATTGAACAGGTCATTATATTCATGCTTTGGAATCTCTTGCACCAAAGCCAAACGGAAAGCCTCATTCACCCATGAATAATATAAATAGTACCCCATCACTGGAATACGGAAGGTATCAATCATCTTCAAAGGATAGTCCTCAAGACCTTTCTTAGCTAAATTAACCAAGTCTTTGAATTGGGTGTTTAAAGCTGAAATCTTTGCTTCAAAATCTTTCTTCTCTGCATTGAACTTGGCCTTCAGATTTTCAAATTGGCTTTCAAGTTCCGGTATTTGTTCCTCGGCTATTTCACCATAATTGGCACGAATAGTGGATATTTCATACTCATCCATCACCCGGTTAGCAATTACATCCTTTTCTTGGATGGTTACAAAATGTTCCGAAAGTTTTTTCTTCACATCATCCATACAAATGCAATCAGGAAAAATCACTTCGGGGAATTTTACTGTTGTCGGTAATTTGAATATTATTTCATCCGGCAAATAATCTTTTAAATCTGTCATTTCTTATTATTTATTCGTTTAATCATTTTCTTGCAACGCCTGCATAAATCTTGATCGGGGGAAGTCTTAGGCGCATACTTCTCTATTCTTTCAGAACACTGCCTAAGAAGACGTTCGATTGTTTGAATATCGGTTTTGCACAGTTCCATTCATTCAAAATCATCAATAGCCACCGGATGAAGCAGTTTATGGCTCCATTCAGGAAGCTGCATGTCGATAATACCACGGGCACCTTCCTCTGCCTTGGCATCATAGCCGGGAAACCATTTCTTTTCAAAGCAGTCTTTAACAATCGAAAGGGCGTAGTGATACTTATATTTTCCATTCGCCAAATCATCGGGAGACCAGAAGAGAACGGCTACATCATAAGGCTCTACCGTCTGCAACATAATCATTATAGTTACATTGAATTTTCGCCCGGTAATACTGCTCATTACTTCCTGATACATACCTTCTGAGAGCTCGTACTTGAGTTTGGCACAATCATAGTAGAACTTACCAAGGTCATCGGCACGTGTGGTCTTAAAAGAGATTACGGCATTCACACCGATATTCTCTTCTATATTGAAATAATCCGGTCGAACCCTTACATCAAGTTGGGTTTCCTTGTCTCGTCCATAAAAAGAAACTTCCGAACAAGCACCTTTTAAAAGCTGCTGTATGATACCACCACCATACCAGTAGTAGTTCCTTTTCAGAGCATTAATAATCATGCTCATTTCTTCACTGATGAAAGAATACCCCAAATCAATGCAGGTTTGCCTCAATCTATCACGGTATTCTTTTAAAATATTAAAATTCCAATTGACAGAAGGAATATCATCTTCAACCTCTTTCACATAGCCTGCTTCTTTCGCCAATAGTTCATTATAATATCGAATCATGGCTAATACCCCTTCTTTGGACGCCTGATTACAATTAGGCTCTACTTTTACAAGTTCAAATAGACGTGGTTCCAGAAATGCCATGTGGGCAAAGGTTCCTAATTGGAAGTGAGACTTCTCTTTCTCTTCAAAAACCCGTTCCCAATCATAATAGAAAGAGCGCGGTGTTTTAAGAGCATTTTTCAAATTAGAGGAAGAAATACACTTACTTTGAAGGTACATTTCCATAGGGTCACGTTTTACACTTCCATTAACACTCAATTCCATCAGGTCAATATTGACAGGCGGCTTATTACAGTTCAAGGCGATAAAATCCAAAACTGTTTCTTTAGTAGGATAATCTTCCGGATTATAGGCAGAGGGGTTAAGTTCTTCCCCCTCTGAAAAATCATCAATATTAAAATCCTCCATCATCCGGCAACAGGTAGGTTAAGACGAAGAGGTCTTACAGACCAATTGTCAGACTGAAAATTATTGGTCTTATTCTTTTTCTTACCCATGTAGGTAATTTTAAGAGGCATACCACTTTTGAGAGAACCGTTTTCTAAATATTGTTCCAGAATACCAACCAACCTACGGGAACCGTTTGTCACTGTCTGAACAGTACCGTTTACTGTCTTTTCAAGAAATGTGGCACAATCCAAATCAATCAGTTCGTCCGGATTAGTTGCACTCAAGACCTTTTGTGGTTTGATTTCCACAAAAAACATTTTCTTGAACTCACCAGCATGTTCAGGCGTCCAGTAGTTGCCACACAAATCTATTGGTAACTCCTGCGCATCTTCCAAAGAAGGAAGTTCATTCTTACTTAAATCCGCTGTTTGGATTTCAAATGTAGAATCTCTTAATACTAAATCTTTCTCACTACTCATAATCGTAAAATTTAAAGGGTTAATTATTCTCTTTCTGTAGAATAGCATCTACATCACTTTTTCGGTACAA